GTTCGAAGTAACATATGTTGACTATAAAATTAAAATGAACCCATACGCTATTCAATTTAGCGACGAAGGTCCAGATAGGTTAACAATGGAACAATTAGAAAGACATGATTTTAAAAGTGGAGATAAGTTTGTATTGTATACCGATACAACTGGCAAAGTCACCTTAAAAAAAGATAGAGATTCTACATCAACAACCTGGTCAATATAGAACCAAGCACCCATAGTTCAACTGGATAGAACATCGGCCTTCTAAGCCGAGGGTTGGAGGTTCGAGTCCTCCTGGGTGCGCCATTTTATAAATACTAGTATGGACACTAATCATCTAAAATGTAGAGCTCCTAAATGCAAATACGTAGGTCCGGTATTACACTTTGCATTCATATATAATACCACTCTTTGCCCCTCCTGCGCTACTAAATTAATCTATCAAAAGAATTTAGCATCGAGTAATTTACTCTGGAAAAAGGTTATAACTCGTTAGCAATCGTCACAGTTACGTGAATTTTCGTCAGTTTTTGATCTTTTTTGGGGGGAGGGGGGTTCTCAAGCACTCAAAAATACGGTATAATACACACATAAATTAAAAAAATAAGGAGTTTTTAATGATACAAAGTTCAATACTACCAAAGCTACTAGCTAAGGAAAACATTACTATTCAGCATGGTAACTATCATACTGCATGGTTCGATGTTGAAAAACGTGTACTTGGTTTACCTATGTGGAAAGATATGGGTAAAGATGTATATGATCTTTTGGTTGGACACGAAGTATCACACGCTCTACATACCCCATTCGAAGGTTGGCACGATAGCCCAGAAAAATTAGAAGGTGCTCCAAGGTCATACCTTAACGTTGTAGAAGATGCACGTATCGAAAGATTTATCAAAAACATATATCCCGGTTTAGTTGGACCTATGGCACGAGGTTATAAAGTACTTCACCAAGAAGGGTTCTTCGGCGATGTAGATAAATTAGAATGGGACGAAGTTAAGCTTATCGATAAGCTAAACATTAAAGCTAAATTAGATCATTTAGCAGAGGTTCCTTTGGATTCAGAAGAACAGGTTTTCTTAGATAGAATGATGACAACCCAAACATTCGAAGAGGTTGTACAATTAGCTAAAGATATCCTAGATTATACCAAAGAGAATCAACCAGAATTATTAGAGCCACAACCTTTACCAGAATCAAATGAAGATGAGGGTATACAAGAAGGCGAAGATAATCTTCCACAGGGACATGACGATATGGATCCACAGGAAGGTTTACAAGAAGAAGAAACAGTTTCAGAAGATTCTGATTCTGCAGATGGGGAAGAATCCGACGATTGCAAAGAGGACAATAAAAACAGCTCAGAAGGCAACGAAGATGAAACCCCATCCGCGGATGATGATTTCGAAGGTGATGCATTAAATCCTACAATCTCAGAGCAACCTACATATTCAGAAGAAGACGTATCTAAGACGGATCAGGCTTTACGTAGGTCAGAGTCTAGATTATTAGATACTGACGATAATGGCGAAAGTCAAGCAGTTCTAATTAATGAAGTTAAAAAAGATCTTAGAAAAAAAGTTGTTATTGACTACCAAACGTTAAGTAAAGCTAGAGCTAAGATAGAAGATTCTGATTCTAGTAAATATAACGGCTATAGTGAATATGTGAAATCTACAAAAAAAGCTGTTAACTTCGCTGTTAGAGAATTTGAACAAAGAAAAGCTGCTTACCAATACACCAGAGCACAAACAGCTAAAACCGGTCGTATTGACGTTAACAAACTTTGGTCTTATAAAACCTCTGAAGATATATTTTCCCAGGTTACAAGATTAGCAGATGCTAAAAACCACGGTATGATAATGCTCGTAGACTTTTCTGGTTCAATGTGTAACTCAATGCCATATGTAATGGATCAGTTATTACACTTAGTTATGTTTTGTAAATCAGTTAACATACCATTCGACGTTTATGGATTTACTAGCACTAACCCAAACATTAAAGACGAAAGCACTTATAATTCAGACGGTGACTTACATCTAAACGGATTATCAATGCCACTTATTTGTTCTTCTTCTCTTAAGAAATCAGATTATGAAAACGCTATCAAGCACATGTATGGAAGAAAGACTAATAATTACTATTGGGATAGTCTTTGTTCATACGAAGAATATGGTTCAACTCCTTTGGATCAAGCTCTTATAGTTTCGCACCACTTAGTAAAAGAATTTAAAATCAAGCACGGTGTGCAAAAAATGAATTTTATTACTTTTACAGATGGGGATTCAAACGGAATAAGTGCTATCCAGGATAGAAGATTAGAAGACAAAAAAATGGACACTAATGGATATTCTGCAGGCTATAAAGCTATCATCGACGGTAAGCTTACTGATCTAGGAAGAAGATACAACTCAACTAAAAATCTTTTAGAAAGCTTAGGCAAAAGATATAATACCAAAACTATCGGATTCTTCATGGCAGATGATTCAGCTCACTGGAGAGATAGATTATATAATATGAGAAGGGATATGCTAAAAGGCGAATACGATTGGGAAGATAATGACAATTTTAAGAAAGAAGCTGCTAAAGAATACAGAAGAAACAAATGCGTTTCTAAGCAGAACGTATTTGGATATGACCAATACTACCTATTAAAAGGTGGCAAACAACTATCTGCAGAAGATGAAGAATTCGAAACATTCGGAACTGAGACCGATGCTCAACTAAGGAATGCATTTAAAAAGCACTCCAAATCTAAAAAACTAAATAAAGTTCTTATGACATCATTTGGTAAAGAGGTGGCTTAATCTGACGAAAATTCACGAAAAAGACACGAAAGGGGGGTTTACAAAGGTCCAAAAATACGGTATAATACATACCATAAATTAAAAAAAACTGAGGAGTTAATATATTATGAAAAAGAGTGAAATGAGACAATCAACCAAAATTATCTTAGAAGAAATATCTAAGAAATTTCCTGGTCAAACAGACTTCCGTAGGGCAATCATCGAAGATATTGCTAAGTCTTTTGGCTATACCCAGAAGGATTATTATCCTTTACTTCAACCAAGCAATCGTGTTAAAATCGGTACTTATTCATTAGACGGTTTATTACCTAAGGATATTACAATGGATCCTATTCCAGCAAACGCAGCTACTATGGCTCAATCAGTTACTTCATTTGGTAATGAAGAAAGAACCTTCGCAGAAGTAGATCCTACTTTCGTAGCTTGGGGTTCTTATACGGACATTATGAAAATTATTAAATCAGAAATGTTTTATCCCACATACGTTTCTGGCCTATCTGGGAATGGTAAAACATTTATGGTCGAACAAGCTTGTGCAAAAGCAGGCAGAGAATTTATTAGGGTTCAAATTAACCCAGAAACCGACGAAGATGATTTGCTCGGTGGATTCAGATTGATTAACGGCGAAACCGTTTTCTGTAAAGGTCCGGTACTAAAAGCTATGGAGAATGGCGCAGTACTTCTACTCGACGAGATCGATAGGGCTACAAACAAGATTATGTGTCTTCAAGGTGTGCTCGAGGGCAAACCAGTTCTTGTTAAGAAAACTGGTGAAACAATTAAACCTACAAAAGGTTTTAATGTTATCGCTACCGCTAACACGAAAGGTAAAGGTTCCGAAGATGGACGATTTACCGCAGCTTCTATAATCGACGAAGCTTTCCTAGAAAGGTTTACTATATCAATCGATCAACAATTTCCATCTGCTTCAATCGAAAAGAAAATCCTCAACAAGCACATGGATAAATTCGATGTTAAAGATGATGAGTTTGTAGATAGATTGGTTACTTGGGCAGATATTATTAGAAAGACTTTCTTCGACGATGGTGTTGATGAAGTTATTTCTACTCGTAGGCTCTGCCACGTTGTACAAACTTTTTCTATCTTTACGGATAGAATGAAAGCGATTGACCTATGTATTTCTAGATTCGATGAAGATACTAAGGCAGCTTTCCTAGATCTTTACACTAAGGTCGACTCAGGTGTTCTAACCACAGATTCCGAAGTAGAAGACTTTGACCATCAAACAGAAGAGGTATAATAATGGCCAAAAAAATAAATTATAAATTTAACGAAGGAGCTCTTATCGAAGAGCTTCAAGCGTATATTGACTCCACTTACGGTGGGCATTATTCTAAAAACAAATTTCAATCAACAGAGTTTATATCAGACTGCGGTCATGGTATTGGTTTTGCAATTGGAAACATACTTAAATATGCACAGAGATATGGCCGTAAAGGTCATCGTACTGATCATAGGAAAGATCTTATGAAAGTATTACACTATGCATTAATCGCTCTTAGCGAGCACGACAGGGATATAAAATGAAAAAAATACCACCAATCTGGTCATCAAGTTCGAAATGGTTTGTTCCATTTCACCTATGTTTGATGTCACTAATACTAATATTCGGTTTATGGTCTAATCACGCGCACGGGTACGACGAGAATGGAGACAGGTTTTGTCTAGCTCAGAATATCTATTTTGAAGCAGGTAACCAACCGTTTGCAGGAAAAATGGCAGTTGCAAATGTTACTCTAAATAGAGTTAACGATTTACAGTTTCCAAACACTGTGTGTGAGGTCGTATATCAATCTAAGGATTATTACAAATCTTGGTCCGGGGAAATGATTCCTAAAAGAGGAATGTGTCAATTCAGTTGGTATTGTGATGGCAAATCAGATGAACCAAAAGACTCTATTACCTGGATAGAATCAATTCGAATTGCTGATATAGCTCTAGAGTCTTCTAACTTTGATATAACAGAAGGATCGCTATGGTATCACGCAGACTATGTTCACCCTTATTGGGCAGATCATTTAGAATATGTTATTCAAATTGAAACCCACAGATTTTACAAATAAGGGGTTTACATTTAGATCTAACTATGGTATAATATACCCTTATTATGGAATTACTTATTAATATTATTTTTCTTTTACTCGCAGCGTGGTTTGCAATCGGTTCTAGTATAATCGTTAGCGAAGAAAAAGAAATGAGGAGAAAAGAAAGAAATGAAACTATCAGATGAAACTATTGCAGTACTAAAAAACTTTGCAACGATTAACCCTAACTTGGTTGTTAAACCAGGTCAGAAACTAAAAACAATTGCCGAATCTAAAACGATTATGGCAGAAGCGGATATAGTAGAAGACTTCCCAGTTGAATTTGGGATTTATGATTTGAATGAATTCCTATCTGTACTAAGTTTAATCCCAGATCCTGAACTAGAATTTTTCGATAACCATGTCACCATTTCAAACGATCAAGTTGGATGGCAACAAAAGGTTACCTATTATTATTCTAACCCAGAGATCTTAACAACTCCTTCGAAGACTATTACAATGCCTTCTGCAGAAGTTGGTATGAATTTAACTGCAGAAGATTTAAAAAAGATAAACCAGGCAGCAGCAGTTCTTGGTCATAGCGATTTAAGTTATGTCCAAGATGAAAGTACCTATGCTAAAATATACGATGCTAAAGATGCTACGGCAAACCAATATACTTTGGATTTAACAATGCAAGCAGACGTAAAAGTACCAAACAAATTTAACTTTGACTTTAATATAGCAAACTTAAAATTGTTACCTGGAGATTACTATATTTCTCTCTCTAGTTCTAAAATATCTAATTGGACTAACAACGATTACCCAGTAGAATATTTTATAGCTTTAGAGAATTCAACGGATTTTCATGTATAAATATAACATGAAAAGAAAAGAATCGCCAATTATGGGATTCTTAATTTGTCAAACCTATAGGAGAATATCATGACAGATGTAAATGAAGCACCAGCAGCAGACGCTCCTCAGATCACTCTTGGTGACATGGCAACAATGGTTCAAGTTGTTGACTTATGTTCTAAGAGAGGCGCATTCGAAGGTCCCGAGCTCGAGACCGTCGGTGGACTGAGATCCAGAATCGTTGCGTTCGTAGAGGCTAATCAGCCTAAAGACGAGCCCGCACCGGAAGGCGCTGTTCCAGAAGTGGAAGCAGAAGTTGTTGAAGAAGCTGAAGAAGCTTAACAAATGTGGGGCTTCGGCCCCACCTACTTTATTATTTAAGGATATATTATGCAAGACTTTGATAGATATGAACTACTCACAGCCTTATTCAAAGGCACAGTCACAGTAACTTTTCGCAAGATAGACACTGATGAAATTAGGGTTATGCCCTGTACACTCAATCCTGAACTCCTAGAAGCTAATGGTGTAACTATTACCGTAGATTATAGTGCTAAGGATCAAGAGCATTTTGCTGTTTGGTCATTAGATAAAAACGCATGGAGATCATTTAGACTAGATACAGTCGAGGGTTGGGAAGTACTATGACAGAATTTTTATGGGTCGAAAAATACCGACCAAACAATATTGCAGAGGTCATTCTGCCTTCCCACATAAAAGCAACGTTCGAGCAAATTGTTAACGGAGGTGAAGTACACAATATGCTCCTAACCGGCACGGCCGGAGTGGGAAAAACTACAGTTGCAAAGGCACTCTGCAATGAACTAGATCTAGATTTTCTATTGGTCAATGGATCAGAAGAAGGAAATATAGACACACTTAGAAATAAAATTAAACAGTTCGCAAGCACTGTTTCGCTCTCGGGTGGATATAAGGTTGTAATCCTTGATGAAGCTGATTGCCTAAATCCACAGTCCACCCAACCTGCTCTCAGAGGATTCATAGAAGAATTTTCTAACAATTGTAGGTTTATATTAACCTGTAATTTTAAGAATAGGATTATACAACCTCTACATTCTAGATGTACTGTTATCGAGTTTAATGTAGCTAAAAAAGATATGCCTGAGCTTTGTAAACAGTTTATGGATAGAGCTACAAACATGCTAGAGATAGAAGGTATATCATACGACAGAGAGATTGTTGCAGAATTAATAATGAAACACCAACCAGATTGGCGTAGAGTTATAAATGAACTCCAAAGATATAGTTCTAGTGGTATCATAGATAGTGGTATATTAGTTAATCTTGCTGATGATTCGATGGATGATTTAATAAAGTTTCTTAGAATGAAAGACTTCCGTAAGATGAGACAATGGGTTGCTGATAATATGGATAGTGAACCAGCTGCTATATTTAGAAAGCTTTATGATACCTCGTATGATTATGTTGTACCTAGATCTATACCGCAAATGATTCTTATCTTAGCAGATTACCAATACAAAAATAGCTTTGTCGCCGATCATGAATTGAATCTTGTGGCATGCTTAACAGAAATAATGGCAAACACGGAGTTTAAATAGTGAATACTAGAGAAATCTTAGAACAACATGTAAAAGAATTGCAAGGACAATTACAAGCAGCTTATGTCCGTATTGGAGTTCTTACAGAAGAGTTAAATAAATATAAAGAAAAATATAGAAATGAAGTCGACGAGCACTTTGATCAAAGAATGAAACAAAAGAGTATGACAGAATTAAATTATGACGGCAACGAGGAAAGAGGCCGTTATGGAGAGGATGAGAGCCTTGGCTGTTAATTGGAACATATCTGGTTATAGGGATACTGACAAGGATCGTATTCTACAGCTGGAAAAAGAAAATGTATCTCTTAAAAAGCAGATAGATAAGCTATTGGAAAAGAATAGGGATTTGCTAAACGATATTCATTCTGCTAGCAGAGAGTTAATTGATTTCCAAAAACAATACCAGAAGAATCAACAGGAAATGTGGGATTGGATTCAATATGAACGAAACTATGGGTATGAAAGTGAATCCGTTTGATTTTATAAATGCAATTAATTTTACAAAAAAGGATCTAATTGTAGATGATATAACTGAAAAAGAATACCAACCTTTTTTAGTCAATAGAACATTATCCCATTTTAAAGATACCATTCTATATGCTAATGAAATGAACGTGAATCACCACATCGATAAGCGCCTTCAGAATCATTTTTTTATAAATATAATTACAAAGAAAAAAAGGTTCTCTAAATGGGTAAAACCATCGGAGATAGAAGATTTGGATTGTATTAAGAAACATTATGGATATAGCAATGAAAAAGCAAAGTCTGTATTACACCTTCTTACTAGCGACCAGATAAAACAAATAAAAAATAGGATGAAGAAAGGTGGACGAACAAAGTAACGAAATTAAAGCATGGATTCCTGACGATATGTTAGAAGTCACATTAAATGAACCTGATGATTTTCTAAAGATTAGAGAAACACTTACAAGGATCGGGGTCGCATCACGCAAAGATAATAAACTATTTCAATCTTGCCATATACTACACAAACAAGGCAGATATTTCATAGTGCATTTTAAAGAATTATTCTTATTGGATGGTAAGCCATCTAATTTAGTAGAGAATGATATACAACGTAGAAATACTATTACTACATTGTTATCGGATTGGGGATTGGTCACTATGGTGAAACCTTCCCAAGCCAAGGACGTAGCTCCACTTAGACAAATAAAGGTTATACCTTTTAAAGAAAAGTCTCAGTGGGAATTATGTCCAAAATATAATATCGGAAATAATCAATCTAAAGATTAATTCCGTATAAATAATATCGAAGAATGCGGCATTGAGCCGGTTCTCGATTAACCTTGCTATATATAGGAGGAACTAAAAATGGTAAGAAATACATTGAACGTACCGCGTTCGTTATTCGTAGGCTTTGAGCCTTTATTAGATGAACTGGAGAGGATTCACTCTGCAGGAAAGTCACCAAAAGATAACTATCCACCACATAACGTGGTGAAGATCGATGAGGAGAAATTTCTCATTGAAATGGCATTAGCTGGTTTTCGACAAGAAGACATATCAGTTGAGGTCAAAGATGGTATTCTCAAGGTAAAGGGTGAGATGCCTAAAGATGAACGTGAATTCGCGTACAAAGGTATATCGTCCCGCAAATTTGAGAAGAGCTTCCGCCTCTCAGAATTTGTCGTAATAGACGGTGCTGATCTGAATGATGGAATACTCGTAGTGTATGCTAGAGTAGAACTTCCAGAAGAGAAGCGTCCTAGGGAGATCAAAATAGGGTCTGCTGGGGCATCAACAAAGAAAGAATTCCTGAAAGGGTAATTCTCAATTAGCGACACTCAGTAGATAGTTGAAACACTTTTTACTGGAGATTAATCATGGAACAAATAAAAGCCTATGTGGCTGAACATGAAATCGCTAAGACCTTAATTGACGCATTGCACGTAACATTAGTATTTGGAGTTTGTGTTGGAACAGCTCCTGCACTAATTTGGCTGGCATCGTACGGTTAAGGAATTAGATAATATGGAACGGGAGGGGAAACTCTCCCCGTTCTTTTTGAAATTAGGGGTTTACAATCCCGCTGAATTATGGTATAATATACATTATGAATTTTTACACAAACGTGTCTCGTTATGGTAATATGCTTCTCTACAGAGGTATAGAAAATGGTAAACGTGTACAAAGAAAAATCAAATACAAACCTACACTCTTCGTAGGAACTAACAAAGCTACTCAATGGAAATCCCTCGATGGGAATCCCGTTGCTCCTGTCCAATTCGAATCTATGCGTGATGCTAAGAATTGGATCCAAGAAAATCAATACGTTGCTGGAAGACACATCTATGGTAACACACGCTACCAATCTTGCTTAGTCAACGACTTATTCCCTGGCGAAATAGAATTCGACAGATCTAAAATTAACGTAACCACTATCGATATAGAAGTTCAATCCGACGATGGATTCCCTGAACCATCTGCAGCAGCTAAAGTAGTTACTGCAATTTGTCTTAAAAATAATATCGACAATACCTACTATGTTTGGGGCTTAGGCGACTATGATGTTACAACATCGCTTATGAAAACCAATCGTGTGGTTTACAAAAAATGTGCAGACGAAAAAGAATTACTAATAGACTTTATTAATCACTGGGCTACTCCATCTAATACACCCGATGTTATCACTGGTTGGAACTCTAAGTTCTTCGATATACCTTATCTGGTCAATCGTATCCGTAGGGTATTTGGTCCAGATCTTGGCGAAGAAAATATTAAAAAGCTTTCCCCTTGGGGTATGGTAGAACGTAGAGAAGCTAGAATAGCTTACAAGTCTATGAACCGAGATGAGACATATGAATTCCAAGGTATATCCCAAATGGATTATATGGAAGTATTTAAAAAGTTTGGTTATGCTTACGGTCCACAAGAATCCTATTCACTAAACAATATTTCACATGTAGTGCTTGGGGAAGAAAAACTATCCTACGAAGAACACGGTTCACTATTCGATCTATACAAAGCTGATCACCAAAAGTTTATCGATTATAATATCAAAGATGTAGAATTAGTAGATCGTCTAGAAGATAAAATGGGTCTAATTACCCTAGGTCTTACTATGGCATATCGGGGTGGTGTTAACTATACAGACGTATTTGGTACTACTGCAATATGGGATTCTATTATCTTCCGTGATCTATATCAAAACAATGTTATAGTTCCCTTTCCTAAAGATTCAGAAAAAGGTAATTATCCTGGTGGTCACGTAAAAGAACCTTATGTTGGCATGCACGAACATGTAGTTAGTTTCGATTTAAACTCTCTATATCCATCTATCATTATGCAGTTCAATATGTCACCAGAAACTATACGAAATGAATATAGTCCAGAACTAAATGTAGAAACAGTTCTATCTAAACCAAATATTAACAAACCAGATAATACTGGTATCGCAGCTGGTGGCCAACACTTCGATACTTCTAAACAAGGTGTACTACCTAAGATCATCGAAGAAATGTACAGCGAACGTGTTACTGTTAAAAAAGATATGCTTAAGTATCAGCAAGATTTACAAAAAGCAGAAGACAAACAAGACATCTTTGAACTACAAAGAAAAATATCTCTTGCAGAAAACAGACAAATGTCTATCAAGATTCTACTTAACTCCCTTTATGGTGCACTTGGCAATCGTTACTTTAGATTTTTCGATCAACGTATTGCAGAAGCTATTACACTATCAGGTCAAGCTATTATTAGATGGGGTGAAAATGCAATCAATGAATACCTACAAAAGCTATTAGGATCTAAAAAAGATTATGTTATTACTATCGATACAGATTCCTTATATGTTGGATTAGGTGATTTAGTTAATAAATTTAATCCTAAGAATCCTGTAGACTTTCTCGATACAGTTTCCAAAGACAAATTGGAACCTGTGTTTATAAAAGCTTACCAAGAATTCTTCGACAAGTTTGGTGGCATCGAAAACAAAATGGTTATGTCCAGAGAGGTTATAGCTGATAGGGGTATATACTTAGCTAAGAAAAGATATATCCTAAACGTAATTGATAATGAAGGTGTAAGATATAAAGTACCAAAGATTAAAACTATTGGCGTAGAAGCTACTAAAAGTTCCACACCAGAAGTTTGCAGAGAAGCACTAAAAGAAATATTCAAAGTTATTATATCCAAAGAACAAACAGATGTTCAAAAGGCAATAAAGCAATTCAAAGAACATTTCTTTTCTTTAAATCCATATCAGATTGCATTTCCACGTGGTGCTCAAAACATAACTGGATATGCAGATACAGCTACAATATACAAAAAAGGTACACCAATCCACGTACGTGGTGCTTTACTTTACAACAAGCTAAGAGATGATATGGGACTAACTAAATACCCAAATCTAAGAAATGGCGACAAACTAAAATTTATTTACTTAAAGCAACCAAACCCAATTAAAGAAAATGTAATTGCTTTCCCAGATTATTTGCCAGAAGAATTTCAATTAGATGAATACATCGACAAAGAATTGCAATTCGAAAAAACATTCTTAGATGCTATCGAAGCTATTTTACAACCAATCGGTTGGACATCCAGCCCACAAATGACATTGGACTTATTTTTCGAATGAAAGTAATATACGTAGGAACAAAACCAGGTAATCATCCTCCAGAAAAATCACCTACAATAAAGAGGATAACTAAATGGTCAATAGAAGCTGGAATTAAAAACTGGACTTGGACAAACATTTCTGATCCAGACTGGAGAGCTCTGATTATAGGATGCAGAGTAATAGCTATGGGAAACGATGTAGCTAAACACTTTACAGAAAACAACGTAGAACATTTAAAAGTTCCCCACCCTAGTGGATTAAACCGAATGTGGAATGATCCGGAATTAGAACCCAAAGTGATTGAACAAATTAGGGGGTTTACATCACTTTAAAAATATGGTATAATACACACTATGAAAAATATACAACTACTAAGATTAAGCTCGGGCGAAGAAATTATTGCTGATGTTGATTTAAATGGTATTGACACAGATACTGTTATAGTTAAAGATGCAATTGTTTTAATCCCAGCTGGAGAAGGTAAAATTGGCTTTATGCCGTTTATGCCTTATACAAAAGCCAAAGACGGCGTCGAGATTGATATGAAATGGATTATGTTTATGGTTGATCCAATCGACGAAATGGTAGAACAACATAGGAATGCTACAAGTCAAATAGCAATCCCAGATAAGAAGATCGTAACATGAGTAAAGATTGGGTAAAAGATATTCACCTAATGCAGGCTAAATATCTTACACGTCAATGGATTGAAACTAATCCAGATAAATTAAAAGCATTTCTAGATTTTAGGGTTGATTTCCTAAGAGAAGAACTAGAAGAAACAGAAGCAGCATTAGTTAATATGGATGCTGAAGAAATAGTCGACGGTCTAATAGATATTTGCGTTATCGCAATTGGTACATTAGACGCATTCGGTGTCGATGCATATCAAGCTTGGGATGAAGTTCTAAAAGCTAATATGAAAAAAGAAGTTGGCATTAAGCCAGAAAGACCAAACCCGATGGGTCTTCCAGATCTGATGAAACCAGAGGATTGGGAAAGTCCATCACATGCAGGAAACCATGGTAAGTTGCACGATATTCAATAATATATATGATAACCAAACCGATAAGAGGATGGATTATGAATCATTCGACCAGTTCGAAACAATCTTATATAGGCTCGCAGAGTCTACAAAATACCCTACTAAATCTGAAGCTCCTCTTATCAGTCCTGCTACATATCTGCCTGATAGTACTCGTGCTAACGATAACGTGGTGTCTTGGGGCGGTTTTGGTATTCTCGATGTGGATGACTTTGTAGGCAACATAAAAGATATAGAAAAAAAATATGAAAGATTTAGATATGTTTGCTATTCTACTGCTTCTTCTAGTGTTGATAAGCCTAGGTTTCGATTAGTATTTCCACTAGATAGATGGGTAGAGAAAGATGAAATTAAACACTTCTGGTTTGCACTTAATAAAGAAATTGGTGGAATCGCTGATGCACAAACTAAAGATTTATCTAGGATGTATTATATTCCTGCCAAATATAAGAAGGCTAATAATTTTATTTTTAGTCATGATGGCGATATTATGGACGTTGGAAGCTTACTAGAAACACATCCCTATTTTCAGCAATCAGATAACTTCTTCGATAGATTGCCAGAATCAATACAAAAAGGTTTACTAGAACATAGAAAAAGCCAATTAAAAAATACTTCATATACTTGGACTGGTTATCACGATTGTCCATTTGTAAATAAAAAACAAGTTAGCGAATATAAAACTATTCAAGGAACAGGCTGGTATGCTAAGATGTACCAGATAATGGTTTCAACAGCAGGAAATGCTTTAAACAAAGGTTATCCCATTACAGCTAAAGAGGTTGCACATATATGCAGAACTTTAGATAATGAAACGGGTAATTGGTATCTAAAACGAGATATGGAAAAAGAAGCAGACCGAGCTATTGAATTTGTGTTTAGAAATCAGGGGCTATAATGTTTAAAGACTATATTAATAATTTAAAGTTAATCGTCACTCAAGAAATGTTCGACAGACATAATGAGGAATGGGAAACTATAAAGAGTGGGTATTCTTCTAGAGCTAATCTAGATTCAGAATATCTGGAAGATAACGTAATTGAAAATAATGAAGAGGCTATACGTATAACTGGACCAGGTAGATACCTAGCTGATATCCAATGGCGAAATATGAAGATCGATTTTAAAGAAATCGCATCTCAATGGTATAATCTACAACACGATTATACGAGATACCTCGATGCTTTTCAAAAAAATAAACTAACGCATTTCTTGTTTTTCAAGTCAAATCGTCCTCGTTATAACAATAAGGAATATAGAAATATGCCAGATGTAATACCAGTAGGGTTTGAATTAGAATTTGAATATTTAGGTTGCTTTGATGTTATGGAAGTCATGGGATCAATAGAACAAATACAACCAGGAACACTTAGAAACAGAGTTAAGATAGAAACTTTACAGGAGAAATATGGGATTATTTAACACATATAAAACCCCCGGAATAACTGATAAGATATATCACCGAAAAGAAATACCAAATGATTATCATTGTACATGTGATTATTGTAGAAAGAATTTCTTAGGAGAAATATTCCACACACCAACTGGTGAATACTATACGCAATCGTCTAGAAAGAAGTATTACTTTCCCGATGTAAAACCTGAGGGCGGATTCGACAAACACATCTGCCCGGGTCATTGGTCTGGTTATAGATGGGCAGTTCAGAATTTAACAAAACCAGGAGATACAGTCTTTGATCCAACAGTAGGAACAGGAACAGCAATAGTAGAAGCTATCAATGCTGGCAGAAATGCTGTAGGTATAGAATTAGAATTTCCACACATTACAAAAAGATCTGTAGATGTACAATATGAAAGAGGTACTGCTACAGGGAAAGGAACAGTTATACAAGGAGATGCTAGAGACCAGTTAGAATTATTAGACCAGAATGGATTCGAGGGAGAATGTTTTGATCTAATAATTACCGGATCACCATATCCAGTATTAGGGGGAAGACAATCAGATGCTCCAGAAAGACCTGGTAAAAGATTAGATGGAGATTTTGCAAAGGGTAAAAAAGAAAACGAAGTCATCTATAAAAATTCAAAGAACGCAGGAGTTCTAAAAGGACAGGTTTATTGGGATTTAATAAATGAGCTATATTCTAAAGCTATAAGTAAATTAAAGCCCGGGGGAAAATTCGTTACTTTGATCAAAGACCCAACTCAAAATAAAAAACCATACTTACTCCATAAAATGATTACTGACGTAGTTATGGATTATAATCCTATGGAATACTATGGTGCATTTATACACAGGCATTTGCCTTACACGTTCTTTATGAACACTTATCACAAACAGAATCCTGAAGTAGACATTATTCCTTATTTTCAAACAGGAATAGTTCTGCAAAAAAAGGGTTTACAATCTAACCAAACTATGGTATAATATACATTATGAAACCTTTAAACATACTTAAAAATGCTGCCGACTTAATTATTAAGAAAGGCAATGATTATCAAAATCCTAAATCTAGGATTAAACAAGCAGACTATTATCCTAATGGTGCACAAACCATTTTAGATATTATGACTGGTAAAGTCAATCGTATGCATTCTGTTTTAGATGCTATGAAAGAAGACAAAGAATATGTAGAAAACTTCGAATCACTTCATGATTCGGCAGTAGATCTAATTAACTATGCAGCCTTTTTTGCTGCTTATCTCGATCATGATATTGATGGCCAAACAACAGATCGAGATATATTCAATAGGGTAAAAGATAATGACTCAGAGTCTTAAGCAAGGACTATACAACTTACGAAAAAATCTGAACGAAAATGGTTATGAAATAGAAACCGAAAGATGGCAAGGTGCTACAGAACATCCTGCATTCCTAGAAATACTTCATGCAGATATGCAAGCACAAATGTACAATACTGCAGAAGAAGCTAGTGAAGAATTAAAAGCTGGTCAACCCTGGGCAGACGAACATTTTGAAGAACGAGTTGGTGGTATACCTTGTAATCCACCCCCAAGTCACGTACACTGGTTAAAAGATACGGATAAATACTTAATGGATGAAGCTTTTTCACATTCGTATCCAGAGCGTATGTGGCAAGATACAGAACAAATGGGTGTTAGATTTAATATAGCTAATCTAAACACTGCAGTAGAATTACTTAAAAAAGAACCAACAACAAGACACTGTTATATTCCAATTTGGTTTCCAGAAGATGGTACGGCCGCTCTCGCGGGCGAACGCGTCCCGTGTACGTTCGGGTGGCACTTTATGTTAAGACATGGAAAATTACATTGCGCGTACCATATGCGCTCGTGCGATGTTATGCGTCATTTACATAATGACTTATACTTTGCAAATAGATTATGCTTATGGTTAATCGAAAAAGCCGAATTAGATGTAGTACCAGGAACAATACACTTTAGTGCTAGTTCTTTACATTGCTTCGTTGTTGACAAATATAGTTTAAATAATATGGTGAACATATAATGTGTGGATTTCTAATAGCAAAAGATCAAAAAGAACATAATCTAATTAAAATGATAGATGATATATCTTATCGTGGATTAAAAAATTATAAAGGATATATGAGTTATAAAGGTTATAACCTTGCTCATGTAGCTTTGCCAATGGTTGATCCAGATCCAGCTGTTTCTATCCAGCCACTTCGATTTGATAAAGAACCACCTTCAATGTTTGTGGGGGAAATATTTAATTATAAAGATTTTGGCGATTATGAAACAGATGCTTTAATGATTCACCACACATTCAGAGAAAATAAGTCACATGACTTCTTTCATAACTTTGATGGGTTCTGGAGTTATATTACATTCTTTAATGATAAACCTATTATATACACTGACTTTCTGTCAATTAAACCTGTCTATTATAGAAGAGATACTATGGCAGCTGCCAGTGAAATAGATATACTAAAAGAATTTGGACCAGTTACACATAATAATTTCTTTCATTCTAATGTTATGAAATGGGGATATGACCCAACTGGTAATACCCCTTGGAATGAAATTGCACAGCTTAAGCCTGGACACTTCTTATATGAGGGTAAAGAATACCCATACTGGGATTGGAACCAGGTTCCTGTTACAAATCTATATGATGATCTTAGCTTAGCTGTTAAATTAAGATGCCAAGGATTCAGAGATGTGTCTATGTTATTATCCGGCGGACTAGATTCTACTATCATACACGGGTTAATAAAAGAACAAGGACTAGATGTTACGTCTATACACGTAGAAAATAAAGAACGTGATTATGCTAAGCTTGTTGATAAAGATTGCGTAGACGTAAGCCTAGGAGCTATAAACGATGATTACGCAGTGGAGGTACACCAATCACCTGTAGATCTAGGTTCAGTTAAACCCCAAATAGCTATGGCACAAAAACTAAAAGAACTAGGATATCATAATGTATTAACCGGTGATGGTGCAGATGAATTATTTGGTGGCTACGGAAGAGCAAAAGAATATGATAGCCAATATTCAGATGTATTTGCAGAATTACCTTTCTATCATTTACCTAAATTAGATAGAACCATGATGAAATCTACAGTAGAACTACGTGCTCCATTCTTAGCACCATCGGTTATTGTCCACGGATTAAATACACCTTACCATAAAAGAAATGGTGAAAAGAAAGTATTAAAAGAAACATTTAAAAAGATAGTACCTAAAAAGATACTAGATCGCGATAAGCTACCGCTAAAAACAGAAGCAATAAGGAAAGATCCAATGCAACAAAGATTAAAAAATGCCACTATATGGGAAGTTTTATATGGATAAGTGGGACGGAAGATATTTAAGATTAGCTAAAGAAGTTGCCAGCTGGTCGAAAGATCCTAGTACAAAAGTAGGTGCTGTTGCAGTTTTAAATGGAATGGTATTAGCCCAAGGGTATAACGGGTTTCCTAGGGGAATTAAAGATTCCGAAGAAAAATATCTAGATAGAGAAACAAAATACCAATACGTGGTACATGCAGAAATGAATTGCATATTTAATGCAGCAATGAACGGGGTATCTTTATATGGAAGCACACTATACATATATCCACTACCAGCATGCCATGAATGTGCAAAAGGAATAATTCAGTGTGGGGTAGAACGTGTAGTTTCCCCAGTCTTTGAAAACGAGTTTACCCAGCGAAGATGGGAAAAGTCTTGCTCAACAACATTTAATATGTTTGAGGAAGCTGGTATAGAATACGATTTGATAAAGGGGTTTACAAACGTATGATTTTATGGTATAATAGACCCCACATTAAATAAATTGGAGAATATATGTTATCAGTATGTCAAGAATTTCCTGAATTCAGTCTAAGAGCTGTTGATGGAAATAACAATATGATAGACGTAACTAATCAGGACCTAGACGGGAAATGGTCAGTTGTTTATTTTTACCCTAAAGACTTTACTTTTATTTGTCCTACAGAAATAGCTGCAATGGATAAGCTATTAGATGAAGCGGCAGTCTTAGGAATTTCAGGAGACAATGAATTTTGTAAACTGAATTGGAAGCAATCGAATGATTTGATTGCCAATATCCGTCACCCATTAGCTGGTGATTGTGGTTGTGAATTAGCTGCAGAATGCGGAGTTTATAACGAAGATGAAGGCGTTGCTTTTCGTGCAACATTTATATTAAACCCAGAAGGGATTATTCAGAGTGTATCATGCAATGAGTTAGATACCGGAAGAAGTGCAGATGAGGTTCTTAGAACAGTTCAAGCACTAAAGGCTGGTGGACTAACAGGTTGTTCATGGAACCCTGGGGAGGACTTCGTTGCCTAGTATAGATCTTAGACCGAGGAAACCCCATCCTAAAGCGAAACGCAAACATAAGGGTCCACCAAAACCAATGCCATTCGATGTTGCATTGCGTAAGTTTAGAAAAGCCTGTGATAGGGCAGGTATCGTACAAGAATGTCGTAAAAGAGAATTCTACGAAAAGCCTGCAGCTAAAAGACAGCGCAAAAGAAAAGAAGCCGTTGCAAGGTGGCGTAAAAAAGAAAAATCTATGATGTTAAAACCAGAGAGGAGGTACTAATATGGGCGTAATGGATAAACTTAAAAAGAATTCTAAAATTAAAGCTTCAGCTATTTTAGAAGATTCGGTATTTTTCCAAGAGAAAGATGTTGTTACAACCGAAGTTCCAATGATTAATGTTGCACTATCTGGTGATATAGAAGGCGGATTAAGCTCTGGACTTACAGTTCTTGCTGGTCCATCTAAACATTTTAAAACATCATTTGCTTTGCTTATGGCAGCAGCTTATATGAAAGAACACGAAGATGCAGTTATGTTATTCTATGATTCAGAATTTGGTTCACCACAATCATATTTCGAATCTTTTGGCGTCGATGTTTCTAGGGTATTACATACACCTATCACAGACGTAGAACAACTTAAGTTTGATTTAGTTAATCAATTAGATGAAATAGATCGTGGCGATAAAGTTATTATTGTTATAGATTCGATTGGTAATTTAGCATCTAAGAAAGAATTAGAAGATGCGCTAAACGAAAAATCTGTTGCTGATATGTCAAGAGCTAAAGCATTAAAGGGATTATTCCGAATGGTTACACCATATCTAACCATGAAAAATATTCCACTATTAGCTGTTAATCATACGTATCAAGAGATGGGATTATTTCCAAAAGCAATCGTATCCGGTGGAACAGGTATCTATTATTCAGCAGATAATATTTGGATTATAGGAAGACAACAGGAGAAAACCGGTGCACAAGTTACAGGATATAATTTCGTTATTAACGTGGAAAAATCTAGGTTCGTTAGAGAAAAATCTAAAGTTCCTATCAGTGTTAGCTGGGAAGGCGGCATTGAGCGTTTTAGTGGTTTGTTGGACGTTGCTCTTGCTGGTAATTATGTTGCCAAGCCTAGCGTTGGTTGGTATTGCCGTGTGGATAAAGAAACTGGAGAACTACTTGATCCTAAGGTAAGAGCTAAGGATACGTTAGAAGAAGATTTCTGGAAACCTATATTCGAAAGTACTGATTTTAAAAAGTTTGTTAAAGGTCATTACCAAATTGGTCATAAACCGTTATTAGAAGTAAATTTAGATTTACAAACGGACGAAAATGATGTATAATGTAACCGATGAAAATTATTCTATAGTCGAATCTGCTAAATCAGATTATTATGGGGTAAAATTAGATAGTGGTAAATATAAAGGCGTTATAGTGATTTATGGCGAAGTTGGTATTAAAGAAGATCTAGATTTAGATTCAGCAAAACTTTCTTTTAATTACACTATCCAGGATCCAGGGGAACATGATTCTGAGGATCTTGATAACGATGAATATTTTAAAAATTACTTAGGTGCAATTCTACAACATATCATCACAGAGAGTTTAGAAGAAGCCAAAAAGAATAACGTAGCGAGCATAGGAATTGGACATAACGAATCAAATACAGACACACACTCTTAACCATCTTCTGCATAGTGAAGAATACTGCAGAAGGGTTATACCTTATCTAAAGAAAGAATACTTTGAAGGCGCACATAAAACTGTCTTCGATTTAATTGTAGGTTTTGTACATAAACACAATAAGTTACCAACCGGTAAAGTATTAGAATTAGAATTGCAAAAGATAAATGCACACGAGGAAATAATTAATTCAGCTGGTCAGCTTATCCAAGAATTAAAAACAAAATCAGATCTGGATACTGATTATCTAATTAATGAAACAGAAAAATGGTGCAAAGAAAGATCTGTTTATCTTGCCATAATGGAATCAATTAATATTATTGATGGTAAAGATAAAGAGAAAGGAGAGGGTTCAATACCCGAAATATTATCTAATGCTCTTGGTACTTCTTTCGACCAAGCTGTTGGTCATGATTATGTTGGCGATTCAGATCAAAGATTTGAATTCTATAACAGCGAAGAATTTAGAATACCATGGGATTTAGATTACTTCAACAAGATCACAAAAGGAGGATTGCCGAACAAGACATTGAACATTGCCCTCGCTGGTACCGGCGTGGGCAAGTCACTATTCATGTGTCATGCAGCTGCAGCTAATCTGCAAATACAAAAAAATGTTTTATACATTACAATGGAAATGGCAGAAGAAAGAATTGCAGAACGTATTGATGCTAACCTTATGGATTTACCTATACAACAATTAGAAACATTACCGAAAAATGTATTCAGTTCTAAGATAGAACGTATAGCACAATCAAGTATAGGTAAACTAATCATCAAAGAATATCCTACTGGCGCAGCACACACTGGTCATTTTAGGGCATTACTAAACGAATTAAAACTTAAAAAGAATTTCAAGCCCGATATAATTTATATCGATTACTTGAATATATGCTCCTCCTCGCGCATGCGTGGGCTCGGGGGAAGTATAAATACTTATTCGTACGTCAAAGCTATAGCGGAAGAACTCAGAGGTTTGGCGGTCGAATTTAACGTCCCTATTGTTAGCGCAACGCAAACAACTAGATCTGGCTTCGGTAATACTGACGTCGGATTGGAGGACACTTCGGAATCATTTGGTTTACCTGCAACGGCAGATCTTATGTTCGCTCTTATATCAACAGAGGAACTTGATGATCTAGGCCAGCTACTGGTAAAACAATTGAAAAATCGTTATAACGATCCGACCAAATATAAACGCTTTGTAGTTGGTATTGATCGTTCCCGCATGAAATTATACGATGTAGAGGAATCAGCTCAGACAGATATTGTGTCTGATATGACGATTCCGGATAAACCAATAAGCACGTGGGGTGATCGAGAAACAAAAGACACCTTTACGGAATTTAAAATATAGGAGAAATATATGTTAGATACAGCAAAAGATTGGGTAATGGATAGGATAGGCGAAAGAACATCTATAGACGGTGTTGGATTAGTCGTAATCTGTGGTTCTGTTATTCTGTTTGGAGGTATAGCTAAACTATTAGCTTGGCTAGGACTTGCATGGGGTGTATACACTCTAGTGAAGAGCGAAGATTAACAGAAATAAGGAACGAAATACATTATGCATTTTAATGTGAAACTTATATCATATACGAAGCCAGCTGAAGAGATCGACTTAAGTGACGAACTACTTCAGTTGGTTTCTTTTTGTGCTAGGGTATCAAACCCAGACAATCAATACAACGAAAAGACTTCAGAAAAATTAGTGAAGTATTTAATTAAAGAAGGTCATTGGTCGCCATTAGAAATGGTAAACGTATGTATGGAGATCGAAACTACTCGAGATATATCCAGACAGATACTTAGACATAGATCTTTTTCTTTCCAGGAATTTAGCCAAAGATATGCTGATCCTACTAAAGAATTTAAATTTATTACCCGCGACGCGCGTATGCAAGATTATAAGAATAGACAAAACTCTATTGAAATACCTCAAGAAGATTCTATTAACTATGTTTGGGAATCATATCAGGAGATATTAATTGAAAGAGCTAAGAAGGCATACGAATGGGCTATTGAAGCTGGCATTGCAAAAGAACAAGCGAGAGTAGTTCTTCCAGAAGGATTAACTATGTCTAGACTTTATATGAACGGAACTCTTCGTTCATGGATTCATTATATCC